GGGCTCGGGCGTCTCGCCCGACCCGACCTGACCACCGGCCGCGCCCAGTTGGGCGCGCATGTCGGCCATGTTCGCGCCCGGCCCGCCGCCGCCCGGCGGGACCTCCTCGCCCTGCGGCCCGCCACCGACCGCGGCAGCGGCCTGCTGGGCGTTGGCGAAGCCCATCGACTGCAAGACCTGCGCCAACTGGGCCATGACCTGCACGGCGGCCGGGTTGAGCGCGGCGTCGGTCTGCTCGGAGCGGATGATGTTCTGCTCGGCCTCGGGGTCGTCCACGCCGGTGCGGTCCATGCCCCGGATCGCCGACCACAACTTCCCGTCGACGAGGGTGCGGGCGATCTGGGCCGCTTCCATGTCATCACGCGGCGTCAGCGATGGGCTCACGATGTCGAGCCGACCCGACCCCAGCAGCACGCCCGCCAACTCGGGCGTCTTGGCCGCCCACACGCGCCTGACCATCTCCCACAGTTCGCGCCGCCACTTGTAGTACATGTCGCGCTTCATGGAGATGCGCGTCTCGTAGTTGGCGACCAGTGCGTTGATCGACTTCGACGATGACATCACGGCCGCGGGCGCGAGCCCCCGAAGCAGGTCGTTCAGACCACTGACGTCGACCATCTCGCGGTCGATGCGCGTCAGGAACTGCTCCAACTGGAACTCGGGCATCCACGGGCTGATGCCCTCGATACGATTGCCCGCGCCCGGCGCCACGACCTGATTGGCCTTCGGCCGCAGCCCGATGGGCACCTGATCGGGCGCCTCGGGGCCGGTCAACTGCCAGTACTGGGCGTTGACGATGTTGTTCATCAACTGGCTGCCCGACGTGATCCGCTCGTCCTTCTCGCGGATGAGTTGCTCGATGTCGAACAACTCGGGCCGCCCCGACGGCACGCCCGGGATGTACGAGTTGAACAGCGGGACGTAGGGGATGACCCCGTCGTACTCGGGAAACTTGACGTTCTGGGCGACCTTGTTGCCGACGATGATCGCGTTCCACGTGTCGTGGGCGACCGGGCCCAACTTCGTGACCTTGGGCGGGTTGCGCGACTTGGGCTGGCGGTACCAGTAGTCCAGCACCTCGATGTTGCCACCGGTCCACATCGTCCGGCGGGCGGCCGTCCACGACCCGAACGATGAGGCCGGGAGGAGGTACGGGTAGACCTTGCCCGCCTGATCGGCGCGCTGGGTGGCGACGAGGCCGTACTCGGCGAAGATCGCCTCGGCCGTCATCAGGTACGAGTAGCACGCCCAGTCGAGGGTGCGGTAGTCGCTCTGGCCCCAGCCCAGCCACAGGTTGCGCGGCTGGTCGACGACCTCGATCCGCGGGAACTTGGTGTCGGCGTCCCAGTAGACCTTGGCCGCCGTGCGTCCATAGAGGCCCTTCACGACACACGCCCGGTGGCCCATCAGGTCGAGGTCGATCTCGCCCTTCCACGCGCTGTACAGCCGCTCGGTCATCGCCGCCAGCGCCCGGGCGTCCTCCGAGTCGACCAAGGGCACGAGGTTCTCGACCGGTGTGACAGCCTGTAGCGAGGCCGGGATGTCAACGTAGATCGGCGGCGTGTTGATGCTGACGTGCGCCTTGCCCGGCGTCGTGGCCGACGAGGCGTACCACCAGTGCGACACGCCGCCCGGCAGCGTGGCGAGGTCCGGCGGCGGGTAATACAGCGCGTCCCAGCGGTCGCACGCCGCCGCGAACTGGCCCTGATCGGACCACATCTGCTGACGGCGGTACTGGAGGTCGCGCATCAGGTCGAGTTCGTCTTCGGAGTACTGGCCCCCCGCGAAGTCAGACTGGCTGAACTCAATCGCCTTGTCCAAGTCCAGCACCCCGGCTGGATCGACCGGTGAAACGGCTAGGGCCAAGACGGTCCCCTCAGTTGGTCCGGGCAGCCTTCAAGCGTGCCAGCAACTCCGGGCCGGATAGTACACCCCCGCCGACCGGCCCAAAGTAGTCGAAGCCCACCGCGCTGCTCGATGCACCCGGGTTTCGCCTCGCGACGTCGACCGCGACGGCGAGGGCCATGACCGCGTCCTGCTCGATCTTGCGGTCGTCCAGTTTGTAGCCGAGAAGTTGTCGCCGGACGCCCAGCCACTTGCCCTGACGGGGAAGATGCAGTTTGCCCTCCTCGATGACCTTCTTGAGGGCATTGAGCAGGCCCAGTTTCTTCTGGCGGGTGCCGCCGAACTCGACCATCCGAACAGGGATGGGGAGCAGGTCGCGGAACATCTTGCCGCCGAAGCCCGTGGCATCAAGCCCGGTGTGGCACGTGATCCGATGGGCCATGTCGGTGTAGGCATGGTGAGCGTGCAGTGTCAGCCCCGCCACGACCTGACCCGTTTGCCTTCCGGTCAACCGATCAACCCACACCCCGGTCCACGCCACGCCGCCGGTGATGTCCAAGACGATGCTCCACGTGCTGTCGAAGGTCAGCGCCGGGTCGACGCCCTGCACGTAGTGATGGCCCTTCACCGCGGGCGAGGTGGTGGGCAGGTCGTTGGTGAACACCGCCTCGATGCTCTGGGCCCCGAAGAACGCCTCGCGTGACTCGATGGCGAAGCCGTCGATGTTCTGGGGGATGAGGTACGGCGGCATGGCCGCGACCAGACGCGTGAAGAAGCGGGCATCGATGCCGTAGCCGATGTTCTCGCGGGTGCTGATGCGGAGGCTGATCGAGTCGATCTTCTTGTCCGGCGCGTCGGGATCGCCTTCGGCCCACTTGTCGGCGAACGCGGTCAGACCCTCGGTCATCGTCCCGATCAGGAACAGTTGGCCGCCGGTGCTGAGGCGGCGCATGTGCAGGACTTCGTCGACGATGAAGTCGAAGTTGGGCTCGAACGCGCACTCGTCGAAGGACTCGCCGTCCATGTCCTTGCCGAGTGATCCGATGGCCCGCTCGCCGGTGGTCCGAAAGTGAATGACCGCGCCACCCAGCAGGGGATGCAGTTTGATCATGAGGTACTCGCCGCGGTACTTCTTCGACCAGTCGGCGACCGCCTCGCCCAAGATGTCGCTCAACGGGCAGCCCGCGTGCTGGGCCTCGTGAACGCCCGCAAGGAGTTTGGTGATCTCGTAGAACACCAACTCGGCGACCTCGCTGTGGACCCCGAAGTGGTACCACTCGTAGCCCAGCGTCAGCCATCGCTCCACGGACCGGATGTCGAGCGGGTTGGGCGGCTCCTTGCCCATCTTGAAGATGCACGAGTGCAGGATCACGATGGCGAGGCCCAGCGTCTTCCCGGCCCGGTTCCCGGCCGCGATACACAGTGTCAGGTAGCGCGCCATCCAGCGTGACTCGTCGCGCATGATGTAGGCCCGGAAGAGGCGCGACTGCCCCGGATGTGGCGTGAAGCCCAAGAACCGCTCGCAGAAGAAGTCGACGTCCCAGCGGGCGCGCATGAGGTCTTCCGCGAAGTCGCTGGTGGCGAACGCCCCGAACGAGCCGGGCCCGGACGCGACCATCGAGGCCGCGAGGTTGGCCTTGGCCTTGCGCGTGCGAGCGGGGCCCGGATTGTGGCCCTCGCCGCGTGACTCCTCGCGGGCGCGGGTCTGCGCGAGGCTGGGCACCTAGCGAACGGCTTCGAAGACGCCCTCGGGGGCGAGCAGGCCATCGGTGAGTTCAAGGGGGTCGTCATCGGGCACCACGCGCCCCTCGATGACCCTCATCGGCGCCATCGTCATCGCGCCACTGAGCAGTCTGGCGATGTTGATCGCGATGTCGCGGTCGGCCTGCTTCTCGGCTCGTCGGTCCAGCAGCGCCTGCGCGCTCAACCCGTGCTGGGTCGTGACCCGCAGGTCGCCCGCGGCGAGGAGTTCGGTGGCGCGTCGCTGCACCATCGTCGCGAAGTCGACCTCGGCCACGGTCTGGGCGGCCTTCGACGCGTCGGCGATCTCCTGAGCGAGGACTTCGGGCTTCACGCCACCCAAGCACACCGCGAAGTGCTTGCCGAACGTCTCGCGCTTGATCCCGCGGCCCAGTTTCTGGCTGGCGAGGTGGATGTCCTGCAAGGTCATCTTGGACGCCTTCAGGGCGTGATATTGGGCCTTGTAGGGCGACGAGCAGACCGGGCAGCGCGGACGAGGGTTATCCACACGCGGGAGAGTACACCCCGGACACCACAAAGCCCCGGCGAACCGGGGCTTCTAGGCTGAAGGCGGGACTCCTGTGTACCCGCACCGGCCTCGACGTCCTACAGCAAAAGGACGAGGCTAGACCCACCGTTACCGTGCTACCCGACAGGCTCTGACCCCTGTCGGCGGATCGACTCTTTCAGCGTTAGCCACGCTTGCGTCCACACCCCTGCCCGCTCATCGCGTCGGCTTTGTCCAGAGTGCTTCGGCCACCAGAGTCCGGCGTCACGTTGCCCCCGGATTAGAGGGGCATTCCGTCATCTTCATCCACCTACCGGCCAGCAGGTGGACGCGTAAGGTAACTGAGGTCACACAGTGTGTCAAGGCCCATCCTGCCGCCCGCCCCGACGCCCGGCGCGACCTACCCGATCCCGGTCGACGTCCACATCGTCACGAGCATCGCCATGGTCGGCGCGGTGGGCATCATCGTCGCCCTGCTGGCCCTGCTGGCGCTGCTGACGCTGGCGCTGGTCTGGGGGCAGGACTAGTGGACGGTCGGCTTGTAGACCTTGTACTGGGCCCCGAAGTTGACCGCCGCGGGCGCGTGCCCGTGCTTCATGGCGCGCTTGAGCGCGTTCCGCATCTGGACTTCGGGGCGCATCAGGTAGTAGTGGCGCGCCATCCGGCCCTCCGGGCTGTGCCGGTACTGGGTGGCCTTGCTCCGCGCTTGCAGTGACTGGCGTCGGCCCATGGAGAAAGCCTAGCACCACGGTGTCAAGGCTATTGCGTCACATCAGTGACATGTGTATCATGTGTTTCATCAAGGCTCACCCAAGAGCCCGGCCTCAGCAAGGAGAACACCGTGCCGCTCATCACCGTCACCGCCGGGACGCCGGTCCTGCCCGCCGCGACCTACCCGGCCACCCTCATCGGCATCGCGCCCAAGCGCATGGCGACCAAGTTCAGCAACCCCCCGGGCAGCGAGGACGACTTCTTGGAGTGGACGTGGCTGGTCGAGGGCCCCGAGAGGGACGTCGAGATCACGTCACTGACCAGCGTCGCCACCGGCCCGAAGTCGCGCATCGTCGAGTACCTCGTCGCGCTCTTGGGTGCCGACAAGGTCGACGTCGGATTGGGTCTGGAGGAGAACGACCTCGTCGGCAAGAAAGTCCAAGTCCAGACCATCGTCACCGAGGACGGCTTCACCAAGATCGACAAGATCATCGGCGTCGCCGTCAGCCGCCGGGCGTCGGCGACAGCGGCAGCCGCGGCGCCGGTCAAGGCCCCGGCCCCGCCGGTCGCCAACGATCTGGACGACCTGCCCTTCTGACACACTCTGTTCCAGAGGAGTACGATGAGCCTCCCTCCCGGCTTCCCCCGGGTCGGGAGGCTCAGTCGTGTCATCAAGGGAGAAACACCTCGTGTCAACGGACCGCGTCACCACCGTCACGGCCTACAACCTCACCGAGGCCGCCAAGAAACTCGGCGTCAGCCGTCTCACCGTCCACCGGGCGATCAAAGACGGCAAACTGGCCGCCCACAAGTCGGGCGGCAGCGTGCTGATCTTCAGCGCCGATCTGCTTGACTACGTGCTGACCTACCGGGGCGGCGAGGGCGTTCCCGGGGCGTAACATGGGCGGTTCCAGCCGGTTGCTGACACCCTAGGAACCGCCTCAAGACGCCGAAAGACCCCGGCTGACCCGGGGTCCTTCGAATGTTCCCTCAGCAACGAGCAGAACGAGGCCCAATATGCCTGATTCCCCGCCAGAGCGCAATACACAGCGTCTCAATGCGGCTCTCGACCACCTCAAACTCGGCTTCAGCGCCTTTTCCGTCTGGTCAACGACGCAAGAAGGCACGTGCAAGTGCCCGAAGGGTGTGAACTGCACCTCGCCGGGCAAGCATCCCATCCCGACCAACGGATTTCTGGCCGCGACGGCCGATCCGGTCACCCTGACGACCATGATGAGCGCCGGGAGCGAGCCCAACTACGGCATCGTGTGGCCCGAAGGCGGTGATGTGTTCATCATCGATGTCGACGGCAGTGATTGGCGTGAGCGAATAGCCAACCTCAAGGCCACCTACGGCGCTTTGCCCCCGACCAAGACCACGCGGACTCCGTCTGGGGGTCTGCACCTGTTCTACCGCTGGCCCGCGGGCGCGCCGATGCCCGACGGCAACGACTTCCACGGCTTCGTGGTGCGCTACCCGTGGAAGGGCTACGTGGTGGGACCTCAGTCGCGCATCAACGGCAAGGTCTACGAGCAGGTTGGCCCCGACCAGATCGCGACGCTGCCCGTAGCGTGGGTCGACGACCCGGGCAAGGCCAAGCCCCTGATCGTGGTCACCGACGGACCGGCCCCGTACGAGATGCCGCAGTCGGTGGCGACCGGTCACCGGCACGAGGAGATCGCCAAGTTGGTGGCCTCGATGTGGAACCGGCGTGCGCCGATGAGCATCATCGAGGTCTTGGTGCGCGATCTGGCGGAACGCTTCGACGAGCCGATGGACGAGGCGAGACTCAAGCACGAGATCGCGGTCGCCTACAGCACAGCCGAGAAGAAGTGGGTCACCCCCGCAGGTGGTACCCGGGAGGGTACCACCTCTGATGAGACTGAAACACAGAGTCCCCATCAGGTCACGGGGCGTGAGGTCATCGAGGTCGGCCTTCTCGACGCACCGGTCGCCAAGCCCCCGATCTCCATGCGCTCGGAGGCGTTCAGCACGTCAGCCCAGATCGCGGAACTGATGGATCACTGGACGCCGCGCACGGATGCGGGCTACGAGGGCCTCTTGGTGACGACGCTGGTCTACGCGGGCGCGCTGCTGGGCCATACGCCGGTGGCGTTCTACGGCTCTCGCGAACAGCACGCGAACGTCTTCGCCGTGCTGGTCGGGACGACCGGCGTGTCGCGCAAGGGGACGACCGGCGACCTCGTCCGTGGCATCTGGCGACAGGTCACCGACGCGGCTGATCGCCTCAGCCATAGCGCGAACTCGGGCGAGGGCGTCATCGCGCTCGCGGCGAAGGCGGACGGTGACCCGGTCCTGATCGTCGAGGAGGAGTTCGCGCGCTTCATCGCGGCGAAGGGCCGCGACGGCGCGACCCTGTCGCCTGTCCTGCGACAGGCATTCGACGATGTCGTGCTGTCGTCGGTCACGGCAACGCGGAACGTGCGAGCAGAGAACCATCACATCGCCATGATCGGGCACACGACCCGCGAAGAGTTGACCGAGACGTTCAGCGGGGTCGACCTCAAGAACGGCTTCGCGAACCGCATCGCGTGGACGGCTGTGTTCCAACGCCCCGGCGCGGTGGTGAGCATCCACGACAACACCCTGCCAGCCTCGCTGCGCGACGACCTGCGAGCGATGCTGGCGTGGGCGCTCGCGATCCCGAAGCCCCTGATCGGCGGGACGACGCACCAGTTCTCGGCTGATGCGCGGTCGCTGCTGTTGGACGCGTCGGCGACCTACAACACCGGCGTCGGGCTGGCGCCGTTCTTGGCACGGCGCCTCGACACCATCGCGGCACGGCTCAGTCTCATCTATGCGTGCTTCGATCACTCGCGCCTGATCGAGCCCTTGCACGTCGAAGCCGCTCTGGCCGTGACGGACTACGTTCGCGACACGACGGCATGGCTGTGGCCCGAGACGACGGGTGACGTCCGGGCCGACTTCGTCTTGGAACACCTGCGTGTCGCGGGCTTCCTCAACGGCACGGAACTGGAGGCGCTGATCGGGACGAAGAAGCCGCTCGACAAGCAGCAGGTATTCAACAAGTTGGCGCTGATGGGCTACGCCCGTAAGGCCGAACGACCGCGCCGGGACGGCAAGCCCGGCAGACCTCAGCAAGGATTGGAGTTGACCTGATGGACCCGATAGAGCAACTGATGGCCTACGGCGGGATCGCCGACAAGATCGGCGCCGTCAGCGAGACGCTCGACGGTCTGGGCACGCGACTGGCTGTCGACGACGAGACAGTGGCCGGTGGGGCCTACGCCATCGCCGCGGCGCTGGACCGGCTCGCCGACACCATCGCCGATGCGATGAAGACGCCTCGTCTGCCCAAGCGGTTCTAGACCTATTCCCGCTATTCCCTCGCGCGCGCGGGCCCTCGGCGGGCCTGAGAGATTACGAACGAGCGTGTTACACACGGGAATAGGTATGGAATAGGTAGTAGATAGGTAGTAGATAGGTAGTAGATAGTATGGGGATAGAGGACGTAGGACGCTCCGATGCGGCGCTGGTGTACCGGTACCTCCGTGACCATGGCGCGGCCTCTGCTGTGCAGATCGCCGAGGCGTGCTTCCCGTTGTCGTTCGGGCGGTCGGACCCGCTCTATGGGAGATTGATCAAACGCTCCGTGGGCCGGGCCCTGAGTTCTGTGTCTTGGATGCGCGACCACGGGGTGGATGTGCGCTGTGTGATGAGCACGGTGCCGGGCGATCTCTCTCTGTTCTCCATCACGTCACGCGGTGGAGATGCCGGGGCGAGCGCCGAGGGCTAGACGTGACTTCAAGGGCTCGATGACGTCACTTCGTGCTGTGATCTGATCAAATACCTCATCATACACTCACAACCTCAGTGTGTTCTTATCACCGATCAGAGCAGGCAGCATTCCCATGCGCGCTTGGCGATCAGCAAAGACTGGCGGGGGACGGGGACGCCGCCGCAAGGAAGCGTCCCCCTGCGCCCCCGTTACTCAGCGAGCCACCCTGCCATGTAGTAGGACCGCCCCGCCTGCCCCCATCGGGTCACGACTGTCACTGTGACAGCCAAGCCAGAC